AAACCAAGACCAAGATTAGCTATTGCATCTAAAGTTTGTACTGGACTGGTTACAACTTGCGCTACATCAGAACCAAGCTGATAAGCACTGGAAGGAACATTACCTAATGTCTCTAATAAGTAATTTGGATCGCCACTACCTATCGATTCAGGTATCTGTGGTCCAAAAATGTTTATGTTTTCATATGGACTCATGCCAAAAGTGTATCATGAACTTCAATCGATTTTAAATTTCTTTTGAATCCACTTGATTCCAGCGTAAATAGATAAGCCATAGATCGCAAATAGCGATAAAGAGCCGAAAACCACGAAATAATCTGAGGGATATAGATAGATTAAGCCAAATAAGCCATCAACTACTGCTTCTGCATCACCAATAGGTGCTAAATTAATGGTTTCTTCCATAAAAACTCCAGTTTTTCTTCAGAATATCGAGCCATTGGTCTATAGAAAGCACTGCCACACTGTCATTATCACGCTCAAACTCAGGATTTATGGCATATATAGGCACAACAACCCTAGTTGGTACATGATTAAACTTGAAAATGAGCACTGGGATGTTGTTTTTAGCTGATTCACACACTTGATCCCACCAATCTTTCTTATACCAGTTGCCTTTCTTGTAGTGTTTACACTCAATTGCATGATTTGGTATGGCAATATCACACATACCTTTCTCTTGATATTGATCGAGGTTGCGTTTGCATGAGTAATCAAAATTATTTTGCACAAAAAATTCGTTCAGGATTCCTACCACCTGTCTTTCGTAACTTGCGCCTTTGGTTCTGCTGTTAATCATGTCTGGGTAATCATAGTCCCAATAGGGTTCCTTTGTAAAATTTTATAAAAAATTTTTTGCATGAAAATTTTTGGTGATTTTCTGTACCTAACTTAGCTATAGCTATAACGATATGCGACTTCTGGCATTTGGGGGGGTATAGGGTTCCTTTTAATCTAATACAGGTAAAATGGCGAACCCATAGGGTTCCTATGAACCAGATAAAAAACCTTTTGCCTAGCTCTGCTCAGGACTGTACACAATCTTGCACAGAGTTATATACATGAATACACGCATAAGTTATTGATTTTATTGATTTTTTTTAAAAAAAGGCGATTTTTTCCAGATTTTCCAGCCCAGCCAAGGGCGAGGTCGATTGCTAAGTTTTTTTATTATAAATCTTTTGTTGAGTAAGTTTCGATATCAGCACCAAATAGTTTACTCAATCTATCTCTGATATCATCCTGATTCATGTTCTCAATGTTGGCATTGATGTTGATATTCTGGGATCTATTTACAGACAATCCACCCAGTTGATTCAGTTCTTTTATCGCTGAAACTGATGCATTAAATTGTCCAGCTTCGAATGCATCTTCCGCAATTTTCCACAGCATCGTTCCAGTTTTTGCTGGAGTGATTGCATATTTCTCAGCCAGCTCATCTCGTTTTATCTTTACTGCTTTAGTTACATTGGGGAAGTCTTTACCATTGAGCATCTTGTTAGCTGATACTGCTGGGAATTCATATCCAGCTCTCCTTGCTGCTTCTGTTTGTGAGCAAGTTCCTTCAGTGTAATACCAGACAAATCCTGATTGCATCTTTGTCAAACCAAGTTCTTTATCTTCTTCGAATTGATCTGGAACACTCACTAAACTTTTCTTATCTTTCTTCGCCATGTTTATGATCTTCTCTTTATCTCATAATAGAATGTATCAGGACATTTGAATTCATAATACTTGTCATTCATATCACGACCTACAATCCTGTTGTTGTTAATCTTAGTTATCTTTCTCAATAATATACTCATGTAATGTTTACCACTTGGGAATGTATTATTTCCAGTCAGGAATACTGTAACCAGATATTCTCTCCTAAACATTTTCTTATATATTTTCTTAAACATTCTCATGCTCCATTGGATATAGTTTATCAAACAATTCCATTGCTTCAACTTTTGTATACAAACGATCATTGAATAATATTCTTTCTTCATCATTCATTCTTTTCCATCTAGCAAAATTACATGATCTTGTCTTGTCACTATCATATTTGAATTCTTCCATTTCCTCTCCTAATTAACCAACAGTGTATAAGGGTGTAGTGTGTGGCATGTCTCTATATATATATGTTATAACCCATATAAATACCACTTATACTGTTTATACTATATAAATATATTATAATAAAAGAATATACCTAACACTACCTATAGCATAAAAGCCTTATAAATCAATAAGATGACCACAGTGTACTATACAGTGTACCTTACCTCTTTTTTAGCATGACACACTACTTTTTCACCACATATCCCATGAAATTATAGCTTTGCCATACTTTCGATACTTGACCAAGAGCCTTTAATTCTTCTTGTAATTCCATTTCAGTCTTACAGAACATCGAATTAGATAGCTCTAAATCTTTGTCTAAAATCTGTTCGTCACTAAATCCTTTGCGTTTTTCTTGTATATGTAATCGATGTATCGACTGTTGCAGATGTGGATCATTGAGATAAACCTTCTCAGCTATTAACAACACACTCCCTTGTTCGATCATATCTTTCATTATTGCCAACAGCCTTCGTCTTTTAGTGTGTCCACAAAACTGCAAAAAAAACATGCTTATCATTACTGAAACATTGTCATGATTATTCAACTCATGTTGCACAAAGTAATCTTCAGCATCACCTTGGAAGAATGCGTAATCTTTCTTGCGACCTTTCATGTTTACTTCGTCTATACCCAAATAATTGCACCCATCGATCTTGTTCATAGATGATAAGAACCGCCCTGTAGAGCACCCAAGATCAACCACTGTTGACTCTGGCTGTGCATATTCATGAGCTATCTGCCTGAAGATTACATCCAATGTTGAGAGATTAGGTATAGAAAGATCTATATGTTCATCAAAGTCTTTAATTTTATTGAAGTCAAATTTCATTGTTATGTACCATGTTTATCCTTGTGCCTAACCATTCCATGACATTAATTGACATTGCTCGACCAACAGCTTCATAACGCTTAGATATCGGTGCTTCTTCTTTAGGCTTATTACGATAAGGTATCTGGGTGTAATTATCAGGAAAACCCTGTAATCGCTCTGCTTCTGTTATTGTAAGTCTACGTATTCTGTTCTTAGCCATAACACATGGCTGTCTATTACCACCAGTCATAGCATTCAATGTAGGGCTAATATCATCTTTGACTACTCTAGCATGTCCATCTGGTGTATTGGGTTCGAAACACATAACAGCATGTCTGTCTGAAGCTGTCAGTGCATACATCGCTCCATCATCTTTAATCCCAAATCCATTCGAGTTTGCATTACTCATCTGTAAAGCAATCGGATCTTCGATACATAACATAGAATTTTCTGGTGGTGAGAATCTACCGCCAGCTGGTATCGTGCCACATGTTTCTGATTCATCAGTAAATGTGCCTTTATAATCTAGCTTTCTATAAAACTCTCGATGCATTTCCTCAGACTCGATGGTATTGTCGCTCCTTTCCTCTCTGCTCGGTCTAGGATTCGTTGACATTGCTTCTTCGTCAAATAATACTTTTGCGCTACTTTTCCAGTCTCCAAGACATCCGACAACGAAGATACGTCTCCTTCTTTGTGGGATTGCCCTTGGAAATCGTTGTGTTCTGATGTACTGAGTGTCAAGAACCCTGTAGGCGAACCCATACCTGAGTTCTGCCAATGCTCCGAGGAAGGTTCCAAGATCTTTTCCTTCGTTACTAGACAAGACACCGGGGACATTTTCCCAGAGTACCCATTTAGGCTTAATCCTTTGAGCCAAGCGAATAAACTCAAGTGCGAGGTTCCCTCTATCTTCTCCCATTCCTTTTCTAAGTCCAGCGATTGAGAAAGTTGCACAGGGTGTTCCCCCAACAAGGATATCTGGTGTGGCTCGCAAGTCTGATCTTTCGATTTGTGTGAAGTCCCCATAATTTTTTACCTCTGGATAGTGATAGTTAAGCACAGCTGACCTAAATGGATCAATCTCTGATAATCCAAGACATTCGAAACCAAGTGGATGCCATGCAACTCCCACTGATTCTATCCCACTACATATCGATAAATATTTCATTATTCTCCATATGAATTACCAAAACTTAGTGTGTCATCCTGTACTTTTGTATAACTGAGATCATATACCTTCTTGCCATTCGACCTTCGTGGTTCTACTCCTCTCTCATGCAATATTCTGTTTGCATCTTTGAAGTCTGGCATCCTTGGGTTACTAATACCTAAATCTCTCAAGAACTTCGTCATTTGTACTGGGGAAGTAATCTTCGCATCAAAGTTGACATGTTCTAAAACTAAATCTTCTACTGTAGACTGGGTTCTATACCCTTCGTTGCTCTCCTGTAGTAGCTCTCGCTCATCAGGAGCTAAGAACCAATTCTTCTGTCCAGCAACATACAGTGTCTCTTTTACTTCTGCCCATACTTGTTGCATATCCAAGCCATGATTGAAATTGATTGCTTTAGTAGATATCACCCAGAATCTTCGATTACCAGTGTTATCTGTCAGAAACTCTCTGCCATTGACTGATGCGAAAAACGCTGTGCGCCTTTGATATGTAGTGAATGCCCTATCGTATGGCAATCTAAGTTCATCAGTCTTGGCTGTTACAAATGCTTTCAGCTGATCGATGTCTGACTTCTTAAATGTCGATTCAATCTCGCCTAGCTCCACAATCCAATGACTGACTGCTCGCTTCACACTATCTTTATCACTGGGGTTCAGTGTTGCGCCTTCCAATAGCCAGCCTTTATTATAGTCACACAATCTCTTGAACCATAAAGTTTTACCCAAACCTTGCGCACCTTGGAATACTAATATCCCTTCCAGTTCGACTCCATTCTGCTCATAAGCGCATGCCACGCAACTAATTAACCATTTCTTGAGCAACATGTCTTTCAGAACATCGGAGTTCCTAGACTCAATCGTATTGAGAAAGTCCTGTAGTCTGGTCTTGCCATCCCAAGGCTTGCTCTCGATCCATTCTTTAACTGGGTT